AAGTGTAGGGCAAGGTAATGACAGAGTTCCCGTTATACCTGATCCAGAGGATCCTTATGAAGGTGATGAAGAGGCTTCAGCAATGTATCAACAGTATTTAGAAGACGGGTATCCTGAGGACTTAGCAAGATATTTAGTTGATGAACTTGGAGTATTTGGATTAGACTAGTGGCAATATCACGTTCACAAACTGGTAAAACTGTTTCTAAAAAAGAAAAGAAAATCAGTAAGGTAATGCGAGAGTTTAAAAATAAAAAATTAAACATTGGCAAATCTAAGAAAAAAGTTAAAAATAAGAAGCAAGCCATAGCTATCGCGCTCAGCGAAGCAGGTGTAAACAAAAAAAGGAGGTCATCATGATCGACGAAATAAAATGGAAAGCCCAAGAATGGTGGGACGGAACCACTAAGAAAACAAAAGTTATAATTGCTGTTGCGATTGTACTTGTCATCGCGGTAATCATCAACAACTAATGAACCCACTGCTACTTATCAAACCACTTTTAGGTCTTGGAGGAGGATTACTAAATAATCCCGTTGCAAAACTTATCACCGAAAAGACCGTCGGCGCAATTTCTCACAAAATTGAGAAGGATAAAATTATCAAAGCAAAGGAGATAGAGGCGGCCGCAAAGGTGGATGTAGCGAAGATTGGTGTTCAGATGGAACAGGTGAGACAAACTGCTAACTCATGGAAAGACGAATGGCTCACTCTTACTTTTAGTGGTATATTCATATGTCATTTTATTGGGCCACTACAACCTTACATGAATAGAGGATGGGAGATCCTGGCTCAGGCTAATGATTATTATTGGGTTATTATACTTACAATAGTTGGTGGATCATTTGGAGTGTCAACACTAAAAAAGTTCAAAAAATAGATTGATTTAATCAGACATTGGGGGAGAATATGGGGGAAGAAAAACCCAAGAACCCGCTTGACGAGTTCTGGGATAGAAACGGAGACAAGGAGAAACGATATGTCAGAAGCTACAGATCCGATAAACGTGATCTACAACATAAAAAGGGAGATGCAAGCAATGCTCGACCAACTAGTTCAGACACTCGCAAACGGCGGGGTTGACACTATGGAAGAATACAAATATATATTAGGTAAGATTCACGCAGTGGATTCAATTAATCAGGAACTCTCTAACCTGCTACAACCAAAGGAGCCAGAAAAAGATGACCCAAACAACGTCACACGCATTAGAAGCTAAATACGAAGCTGAAGATAAAGAAGCAACAGAAGCGCCTTCCAAAACAAATTTAGATAAGTTACCGAACCCTACTGGGTGGCGGATACTTGTTATGCCTTTTAGGGTAAAAGAAAAAAGTGAAGGTGGAATTATTATCGCACAGGAAACATTGGACAGAGCACGCGCTGCTGTACAAGTTGGATATGTACTAAAGATGGGACCTCTTTGTTATAAAGACGAAGATAAGTACCCAACAGGTCCATGGTGCAAAGAAAAAGATTGGGTGATATTTGCAAGATATGCAGGATCACGCATGGATATTGATGGTGGTGAAATTAGAATGTTAAACGATGATGAGGTTCTTGGGACAATAGAAGACCCCAAAGATCTTATTCACGCAATGTAATTCATAGGAGGAATTAACTATGCAAAATGAAGACCTAAAAATAGACGTAGGTGATAGTGATGAACAAGAACAAGAGATTGATCTTGAAGCACAACCAGAACAAGAACAGCCGGAAGAAAAACCAGAAATAGAAGTTTCTGAATCTGCTGGTGTAACACACGAAGAAAAAGAAGAAGTACAAGCACCAAAAGAAGAACTCGCTGAGTATTCGGAAGGTGTTCAAAAAAGAATTGCCAAGCTTACTAAAAAAATGAGAGAAGCTGAAAGGCAAAAAGAAGAAGCTATTACATATGCTCAGAGCCAACAAGCTGAAGTTGAAAAGTTAAGAAATAAATATTCTAAACTAGACACAAACTACACAGCTGAGTTTGAAAAAAGAGTTACAACAAATATCGATGCTGCCAAAGCTAAACTTGCTAGTGCAATCGCTGCAGGTAATATCGAAGAACAGGTTGCAGCTCAGACTGAAATAGCAACACTTGCAATGGACGCTAATAGACTTGCGTCAATTAAAGATGTTAAAGAGGCTGCAGCAACAAGAGCTGAAGCACCAGTCCAACAACAACAGGTTCCAATGCAACAGCCACGGGCTACAATTGACCCAAAAGCTGATGAATGGGCATCCAAAAATTCCTGGTTTGGTAGTGATAATGCAATGACTTACACTGCATTTGATATACACAAATCTCTTGTAGAGGAGGAAGGTTTTGATCCACAATCAGAAGAATATTACGCTGAAGTGGATAAACGAATAAGACTTGAATTCCCTCACAAATTTGATACAAATAAGGAATCTGCTTCTGAACCAGTTCAGAATGTAGCAAGTGCCAAACGTCCGGCCGTAAAAGGACGCAGAAAAACTGTGAAACTCACACCATCACAGGTAGCTATTTCTAAACGATTAGGTGTGCCGCTAGAAGAATATGCGAAACAATTAGCCGCGAAGGAGGTATAAGCATATGGAAAACGATAAAATGAAGACCACTCGCGCGAGTCAAACTAGAGCTAAAACTGAAAAGCCTAAAGTTTGGACTCCCCCATCATCACTAGATGCACCGCCTGCACCAGACGGTTATCGACACAGATGGATACGAGCTGAAAGTATGGGTCAAGACGACTCAAAAAATATAACAGGTAAGTTGAGATCTGGTTGGGAGTTAGTGAGAGCTGACGAATACCCAAACGATAATTACCCGTCTTTAGACACAGGTAAATATTCAGGTGTAATAGGAGTTGGTGGCCTTGTGCTGGCAAGGATACCCGAAGAGCTCGCAAGGTCTCGAGAGGACTACTTTAGAAAAGTATCTGCCGATCGACATGAAGCCTTAGAAAACGATGTCTTGAAGGAACAGCACCCAAGTATGCCGATTAATCAAGATCGACAAACTCGTGTAACTTTTGGTGGTACAAAGAAATAGCATTTTGATATTTCAACCACTGATTTAACAACTAAACCTTTAAGGAGGATAAACATATGGCAAATATAGACGCCGCAATGGGTTTGAATCCAGTTGGAAAAATCGGAAGTGGACCGCCTCAAAAAATGAACGAATATAAAATTGCATCTAACGAAGCTAATGCAATTTTCCAAGGTGACATGGTACAACCAGACTCTGGTAACATCCAGCAAGCTGGAACAGGTACTACTAACATTGGTGTTTTTTGGGGATGTAAATTTGACGACGCGACAACTAACAAACCTACTTTTAAAAACCAATCTGTAGCAGGCGGAAACGGCGCTGTAGCAGACGCATTTGTATACGATGATCCATACCAAGTATTTGAAGTACAAGGTGATGGTGCATCTGCACAAACTGACGTAATGCAAACAGCAGACGTAGTCGTAGGCACAGGCTCAACAACAACAGGTGTAAGTGCAATGGAATTAGATTCAAGTGATATTGGAACTGGTGCTAACTTAATGATCATCGGCTTTTCTGGAAAAGAAGGCAGATCTGAAGTTGGTTCAGCTAATATTGTTTATAATGTTCTAATTAACGAGCACTTGTACGCATAATAGCAGGAGGACATAAATAATGGCTATATCAAGACAACAACTAGCTAAAGAGCTAGAGCCAGGTCTGAATGCATTATTCGGACTTGAGTATAAAAACTACGAAAACCAACACGCAGAAATCTTTGATACAGAAAATTCTGATCGAGCATTCGAAGAAGAAGTAATGTTATCTGGATTCGACAAAGCTGCAGTTAAAGCTGAAGGCGCTGGTGTAACTTATGACAACGCGCAAGAAACTTTCACAGCAAGATATCAACACGAAACAGTGGCTCTTGCTTTCGCAATTACTGAGGAAGCAATTGAAGATAACTTGTATGACAAGATTTCTACTCGTTACACAAAAGCACTAGCACGTTCTATGGCTCAAACTAAGCAACTTAAAGCCGCTGCAATTCTGGACAACGCGTTCACTGCAGGCGCATCAGCGGGAGGGGACGGTGTAGCACTTCTAGACCAATCTCACCCTACGATCGCAGGTACTTTCAGAAACGAGTTAGCAACAGCTGCTGACTTATCTGAAACATCTCTAGAGCAGTCAATCATTGACATTGCTGCACTAACAGATGAGAGAGGCTTAAAAATCGCTGCTCGTGGAATGAAATTAATCATTCACCCAGGACAGCAATTTGTAGCTGAGCGAATCATGAAATCTGCTAATAGAGTTGGAACTGCTGATAACGATATTAACGCTTTATCAAGCATGGGAATGATACCACAAGGATACGTGGTAAATAACTTCCTTGCTGATAACGAAGCGTTCTATATCAAAACAGACGTTCCTAACGGCTTAAAGCACATGGTTAGAGCACCAATCAAAACTGCCCTAGAGGGTGATTTTGAAACTGGTAACGTTAGATATAAAGCTAGGGAAAGATACAGCTTCGGCTTCTCTGATCCTAGAGGTCTATTCGGATCACCAGGTGTATAATCATTAAGGTTATAAACCATTCTAAGGGGCGCTTCGGCGCCCCTTTTTATTTGCAATCATTAAATTAAAAGCGTATATTCAAAGAAACACAGACTTGACCAGACGGCCTCGCGACTGTGTTAATTAATAGGAGGAATATAAAAATGGGTACAACTACATTTTCGGGTCCAGTAAAAGCTGGATCAATAAGAGAAGGAGCAAGTAAAAATACTGGTTCCGTCTTAATGGCTCAATCAGCAGTGATCGATATTATCGGTGCAACTGCTACAACAACTATAGGAATCATACCTGCAAATTCACAAATCGTTGACGTTGTGTTAAATGTTACAACTGTTTCTAATGATGGTGGAACTGCTACTGTTCAGGTTGGACACGCAGGCGATACAGACGAGTATCTACCAGCAACTAACGTAAAAGCTTTAGCAACTACTAGAGGTACAATTCAAACTGACGGTACAGACATCGGCACATCTGATCAAACTGTAACTGCTACATTTACAGCAGCTAATGGTGATGGTACTACAGGTGCAGCTACTGTTACTGTTCTGTACATACAGAATAACAACTTAAGCTAATAAGTAATTAATGCGGGGCTTCGGCCCCGCTAATTTAGGAGGAAATATTATGGCAGGTGGAGGATCATTCACATCAGACCAGAGAACAGCTCACAGAACGTCTGATGGACAGTTAGTTACTGGCCCTTGTAGAGTTACATCTATTCAGGCAGAAGGCGTAGCAAATGCAGCTGTTGTATTGTATGACAATACTTCTGCAGCAGGAACAGCTCATACTTTTAAATTTGGCACAGAAGGACTAAGTGTTTTTATTCCTGGAAGTGGTATAAGATTTAAGACAGGTTGTTTTTTAGATTTAACAGCTACTCCAGGCGTTACTGTAACATTTAACTAGGGGGTTAAATGACAACATCGGGTACAACTAGATCGGAAGCTATTTTTCCAATCGATGATATTGTTAAAGAAGCTTACAATCGAGTAGGTTTAGACTCTGTTTCTGGATATCAACTTAGATCAGCCAGACGTTCTCTAGACATCATGTTTATGGAATGGGCTAACAGAGGCTTACACTATTGGGAGATTGAAAAAACAAACCTAGATTTAGTTGAAGGTCAAGCAGAATATAAATTTTTTAGAGACTCTGCTGATGGAACAAGTGCAACAACTTCTCCTACTAACGGGATATATGGTGTTGATGACGTTCTTGAAGCTGCATATAGAACAGGCAAAGGAACAACAAGTCAAAGTGACTCTGCTCTTACAAAGATAAATAGATCAACTTATTCTGGACTGTCAAACAAACTTACAAAGGGGCAACCAACACAATACTACGTACAAAGGTTTATAGATAATGTAATGATTACACTTTATCCTACACCTGATGCTACAGCTGCTGGTAATGATATATCTTTGTATTTTGTAAAAAGAATTCAGGATGGAGGTTTACCAACAAACGTTGTTGATGTTCCTTATCGATTTGTACCTTGTATGGTTTCAGGACTTGCTTACTATCTAAGTCAAAAAGTAAAACCAGAAATGGTGCAACAAATGAAATTATTATATGAAGATGAACTACAAAGAGCTTTAACAGAAGATGGTTCTTCTTCAAGCACTTTTATAACACCACAGGCTTATTACCCAAATGTCTAATTTTGCATCAGGAAGTAAATCAAAAGCGATATCAGATAGAAGTGGTATGGCTTTTCCTTATCGTGAGATGAGAAAAGAATGGAACGGTCATTTAGTTCACGTTTCAGAATACGAAGAAAAGCATCCACAGTTAGAACCAAAAGTACAAAAAGGTGACGCACAAGGATTACAAAACGCAAGACCGGATAGAGTAGAAAACACAGTAGCAAACATGTTGACCTTAAATCCTTTTACAACCGCTGGATCAGGTTCAAGAGTTATAACTGTAATAGAATCAAGTCACGGTCGAGCTACTAGTGATGTAGTGAGATTTAGAAACGCGATAGGTTTTGATGGTATTACATCAACAAACATTAACAAAGCTGCTGGATACTCTATTACAAAAGTTAATGATGACAGCTATACTTTTACAGTAGATACTGATACAGCAGTAGTAGGAAATAAAATAGGAGGGGGTGGACTTGCTTCAGCGGGTCCTGTAACATTAACACCATGACAACTTATGCAGAACTAGTAACACAAATTAGAGACTATGCAGAAACCGATGATCAGGTTCTGACTACGACTATTATCAATGATATTATTGAACATGCTGAAAATAGAATATTTAGAGACATAGAGCTAGATTGTTTCAAAACATATATCAATGGTAATACAGCATCTGGCAATAGATTTGTAACCCTACCCGGTCAAACCACTGCAGCTACAACACCTACAATTAACGATATTACCACTATAAGATATGTCACATTGTACACAGATTCAGGGACAAAAGAGAGGTTTAAACTGATTCGTGTCGATGTGGATTATTTAAACGAATACTATCCAACTCCAGAAGTGGGCTCTACAGTGATACCAAAATACTATGCAACATGGGACATGGGCACAATAGCCATTGCACCTACTCCAAATGCGGTGTATAAATTTGAGATAGGTATTACTAAATTACCAACAGGCTTATCGACTAGTAATACTGAAACATGGGTCAGCGTAAATGCTCCTCGTGTTTTATTATATGCCTGCTTATGTGAAGCGTTTAAGTTCTTGAAAGCGCCTAACGATCAACAAGTATATGAAGTTTCTTACCAAGAAGCTATTCAACAACTTGCACAAGAACAATTAGGTAAAAAAAGAAGAGATGAATATAGGGACGGAAGTATTCGTATTCCTATTCCATCTGCAAACCCTTAATAGGAGAAAATTATGGCAATATCACAAGCAGTTTGTAATGTTTTTAAAGAAGAGCTTTTAAAAGGTAATCACGATTTCGATGGTGGTGCCACTTATTATATTGCGCTATATACTTCTTCAGCTACTATGGGTGCAACTACTACAAAATATGTAACAACTAACGAAATAACAAACACTTCTGGCTCTGCTTATTCAGCAGGTGGAAAAGTTTGTGGCAACCCATCAGTAACTGGTGGATCAGGTGTTTCTACAGCTTATGTTGACTTTGACGATGTTACTTTTACTAGTGCTTCATTCACTGCGAATGGTGCATTAATTTACAGGCAAGACGGTAGTGCTCCAACTAATGATGCTGTTGTTGTGTTAGCGTTCGGTGGTGACTTTACAGCTTCTAATGGTACATTTACAATTCAATTCCCAACAGCGGGTGGTGGATCAGAGATCATCAGATTAGGATAGGAGGATAAATGGCCTTCGTCGTAAATGATAGAGTCAAAGAGACGAGCACAAGCACTGGCACGGGTACAATTAACCTTGCAGGTGCTGTAACTGGTTTTGAAACTTTTGTAGCAGGTATTGGTAATTCCAATACTACTTATTACTGTATTCAAGAACAAGGTGGTTCTGCTTTTGAAATTGGTATTGGTGCTGTGACCGATGCTACGCCTGACACTCTTTCTCGTACAACAATTATTTCAAGTTCTAACAGTGATGCTGCTGTTGATTTTGGAGCGGGTACAAAAGATGTATTCTGTACACTGCCTGCATCTAAAGCTGTAATAGAAGACGCAAGTAACAATGTAGCTATTGGCAATAATATAACTCTTGGTGGTACCGTGGACGGTGTTGATATTGCTACAAGAGATGCAGTATTAACTTCTACAACTACTACTGCCAATGCAGCTTTACCAAAAGCAGGTGGCACGATGACTGGTAATATTTCTCATGCCTCAAATTTTACTTTAGACATGGGCGGTGAAATAAATTTAGATGCTGATGGTGGTAAAGTAAGGTTTAAAGATGCTGGAACTGAAATAGGTAGAGTTGTAATAGACAACAACCAAGATCTAGAAATAGTAGCATCTGTTCAAGATAAAGACATAAAGTTTAGAGGTGATGATGGTGGCTCAGGTATTACAGCCCTTACACTTGATATGTCTGAAGCGGGAGCGGCAACCTTTAATTCTACAGTTACTGGAACACAATTTATAGGTGATGTAGTTAATGGTCAAACTGCTGAAACAAGTATTGCAAGTGATGACCTTATTGCAGTTTACGATACATCTGCAAGTGCAATTAGAAAAGCAACTATTGCTAACGCAGCTCTAGCTGGCCCGACTGGGCCGACTGGGCCAACAGGACCAGGTGGTGGTACAGGACCAACAGGGCCCGCTGGACCTCCAGGACCAAGTGGTGGAACAGGGCCGACAGGACCAACAGGACCAGACGGACCAGACGGACCCGATGGACCCGCTGGACCTCCAGGACCAAGTGGACCAAGTGGTGGAACAGGACCTACCGGACCTACCGGACCTCCAGGACCTTCGGGTGGCACAGGACCTACTGGACCAACAGGACCCGCTGGTGGAACAGGACCTACCGGACCGACAGGACCAACAGGACCCGCTGGTGGTTTTACAACAGGATCAAACGCACAAGTAAATAGTTTAGGTGTAAATACAGCAGCATCAGGAACCGCTGGTGAAATCCGCGCAACAAATAACATAACAGCATTCTACTCCGACTCTCGTCTAAAAGATTTTGAAGGACCAATCGAGTCTGCTTTAGATAAAGTAAAAGCTTTGACAGGTTATTACTTTAAAGAAAACGAAGTAGCAAAGTCACTTGGTTATGACAACGATAAACGTCAAGTAGGAGTTAGTGCACAAGAAGTAGAAGCAGTTCTACCAGAGGTAGTTACTGAAGCTCCCATAGATAAAAAATATCTAACGGTTTGGTATGAAAAACTTGTTCCTTTATTGATTGAAGCAATCAAAGAACTAGACGACAAGAAGAAGGATAAATAATGTTTTTTGGATCGGTCCCATTTGGTGCCACGTCGTTTGCAGATACAGGCGCCGCAGCGGCTAATGTAACAATTTCCTTATCTGGTAATAGTGCAACTATTACACTATCAAATGCATATACTATACAAAAAATACACCATGTAAATGGCAACAGTTTAACTACAACTTTAAATTCTGTAATACCTAATCTTGCACCAACAATCGCTTCAAACTCTTTAACTTCAGCTACAAACACACCTATTGTTAGTGCTGACGCAAACTTAACTCTTACAGGCACTAGTTCAACAGTTACTCTTGGAACTGTTACAGGTGTTTTAATACCACTTGTTACAGGCTTTAGCTTAACAAGTGCAACATCAGGAGTGCAGTCAGTATCAGGAGACTCTCTAGTAACGGCAAGTACAAACTCATCAACAATATCTTTAGGCTCTGTTCAAATTGGTATTGGTGTTGCCCCTCAAGTAAGTGGTCAATCACTAACATCAGCAGTGAATTCTGTAGAAATTACATTAAAACCTACAATTGCTAGTAATTCTTTATCATCTGCTGTTGGCTCTGCTGTTGCTACTTTAATACCAAATATTGCAGGTAACTCATTAACATCTGCTACTAATTCAGTAACAGTCGGTCTTAGTGCTACAGCAGCGGTATCAGGTAATTTGCTAACTTCCGTGGCTAACAGTCTTTCTGTGTTTACATTTAGTGACGTAGATGATACAACTACAGCTACGATATCTGGAACGTCGATAAGCACTACTGGGGCCGGAGTTATATCATCTTCTGATGTATCAACATCAGGTGCGGGCACAATACCAAGTACGGATGTGTCAACCACAGGTGCCGGAGGGTCTTCTTGGTCTGAGGTATCGACAACAGGAGCGGGAACAATTGACGCACGAGAGGTAGCATAATGTCAACATACTCAACAAGACTAAAAATAGAATTAATAGGCAGCGGAGAACAATCAAACTCTTGGGGTAATACAACCAACAATACATTTAGTAATACTTTCGAAGAGTCAATATCAGCTGTTTACTCAAAAAACTTAGGCTCAGCATCAAGTCCAGTTACACTAACACATGTAGACGGACCTGTAGTTGCGGCTAGTAATGAAGTCAGACAAGCAGCAATTAGATTTCATGGACATACAACAGCTTTTATCATTCAAACTGTAGCTGTAGAAAGAGTTCAACTTATTATAAATGATGGTACTGCAGACGGTACAATTACGATGCGTTTGGGAGCATCAGGTAACACATACGTTATTGCACCTGGAAGTAAAATTCTTTTAGCAACGGATGGTACAAACTGGTATCCAATTACAGGTGGTGAAACAAGCTCGGGTTGGTCAGCAACTTCAATAACTGCATCAACAGCAAATGTATTTAGTGGACAAAGATTATTTATAGATACTTCAAGTAATACAATTACAGTAACTTTACCATCAGCTCCAGCGGTTGGTGATGAAATTTCTTTTATGGATGTTGCAGATAACTTTGACACCAATGCATTAACAATAAATCCAAATGGTAAAAAAGTATTTGGCGCAACAGCAAACGGAACAGTTTCAACAGAAGGCGCTGCGTTTACAATTGTTTTTACAGGAAATACGCATGGCTGGAAAATAACGGAGAAATAATATGGCAACTTATGAATCAAAAAAATATGCACACACAGGAGCTAGTTTAACAGATATAGCTGCAACCTCAATTGCTGATGGTACTGTTAGTGATTCTGAATATCAATTTATAAACTCATTAGCATCTAACGCACAAACTCAGATAACTGCTAGACTACCACTTGCTGGTGGAACGATGACCGG